TGGGCATCAGCAAAACGTGGTTTTCATTGATTGTTACGGGGCGACGACTGCCTAGTCCCGAACTGGCTCGTGACATCGAGTTGCACACAGGCAGGAAAGTGAAGAGGGCTGAACTTCGGCCCGACATTTTTGGAAAGACAGCGAAATGATATGGTACAAATTTCACATTGGTGACTACCTCACCCACACAGTGCATCTCAGCGATGCAGAGGACTTGGCGTACCGACGCCTGCTTGACCTTTACTACATGAGCGAGAAGATGATTCCGCTTGACACCGAGGCTGTGGCCCGCAAGATTCGTCTTGATTTGGACATAACCGAATCGGTTTTGGATGAGTTTTTTGAACGTACCGAAACAGGGTATTTCAACAATCGTTGCCATGTCGAAGTTACCAAGTATCAACATCAAGTCGAAAATAATCGACAACTCGGAAAGCGAGGCGGCAGGCCGTCAAAAACCGAATCGAAAACCGAATCGAAAGCGAACGATAACCCTAAGAAGATACAGATACAGAAGAAGAATATAAATACATCGTCGAAATTCGACGAGTTCTGGCAATGTTGGCCTGCATCCAAACGCAAGGTCGCAAAGTCCGAGTGCCAGAAGAAGTGGGCCAAGGCTGGGCTGGACTCTGTGGCTGACGTCATCATCGCTCAGGTCAACATCCTGAAGGTGTCTGAGCAGTGGACTGGTGGCTACGAGCCAGCACCGCTGACGTACATCAACCAACGTCGTTGGGAAGACGACGCAGGCACACCAGCCGTTGGTCGGAGGGTGATATGACCCCTGTTGAGCGGATGCTGGGTATGCTGACCAAGGTCAAGGGCCGCAATGGTTCTTGGACTGCCTGCTGTCCTGCGCACAACGACAAGGGGCCATCCCTTGCCATTCGTGAGACAGACGACGGTCGGGTGTTGCTCCACTGCTTTGCAGGCTGTGAGACTTTGAGCGTGGTGCAGGCATTGGGCATGGACATGACTGACCTGTTCCCACCTGACGACAAGCGCCGCGAGTACCCAGTCGAAGGCAAGAAAAGCCTGAAGCCTGCGTTCTACGCCAGCGACCTGATGCGAATCATTTCGTTTGAGGCACTGGTGGTTTCCATCTGCGCCTACGACATGAGTCAAGGCAAGAAGTTGAGCGAAGGCGACAGAGAGCGAATGAAATTATCACAACAGCGAATTGAAGAGGCAATGAAATATGCAAACGTCTGACGTGCAAAAAAGAGCGCAAGAACTCGACGAGGCTCGTCGTATCCGTATCGTGCGACCCGACGAGGTTGACTTTGAGAAGTACCTCAAGGCCAACGACGTGGCCCAGAAGGTCAAGGGCGCTGGCGAGTTCTTGGATGAAATTGAGGCAGAGATTGCCAGCCCAGTGGTCGAGATGTCACAGACCATGCCTTGGACGAAGACCCATGCAGGGTTCCAGTTCCGCGCAGGCGAGGTGACTTTGTACGCTGGTGGTAACGGTGGCGGCAAGTCTATGGTGACAGGCCAGATTGCAATGGGCCTCATCAAGCAGGGCCAGCGCGTGATGATTGCGTCGTTTGAGATGAAGCCCAAGCGCACGCTGTTTCGTATGCTTCGCCAGTTCGCTGGTGAGAACATCGACTTCCCACGCTACATGGATAAAGCCCGTTACCTGACAAACCTCATCACTCGCATGAGAACCTTTGCCCACGCAAACCTGTGGCTGTACGACCAGCAAGGCACTGTGACTGCACAGCAGGTCATTGCAGTGTCACGCTACAGCGCAGTCGAGTTGGGTGTGCAACACATCTTCATTGACTCGCTGATGAAGTGCGTGTCTGGTGAGGACGACTACAACGCCCAGAAGTCTTTTGTTGATGAGTTGACATCGCTGGCCCGTGACCACAACGTCCACATCCACCTGATTCACCACATCCGCAAATTGCAGAGCGAGGAAATCAAGCCAAACAAAAACGACATCAAGGGTTCAGGTTCTATCAGCGACCAAGTGGATAACGTCCTCATGGTATGGCGCAACAAGAAAAAAGAACACGATGCACAGAACGGCTCTGTTGACCCAATGATTCCTGATGCCTACCTTATGTGCGAAAAGCAACGCAACGGCGAGGCGGAAGATTGGTATTCGCTTTGGTATCTCAAAGACAGCCAGCAGTTTGTCGAGCATCACGACTCAATTCCGATGTCGTTTGACGATGGAGGACGATTTTGAATGAGACGCAAGAAGGTCAAGGAGCGGACGAACATCGTCACCGTTGTCTCGTTCGGGAAGTCATCAAGATGCGCATCAAAAATCGCGATAGCGCATACCGTTGGTTCAATGGTTACGTTGATGACTTTGGGAAGCGTCACAAGGGATGGAACGAACTTCACCCCAAGTCACGCCTTGAGGCTGATGTTAGAGAGCAATGGGCAAAAGGTAACCGAGGTAACACAGGAGAATGGAAATGAACTTTGAAAAAAACATACTGTCGCAAGCGCAGACATTTTTTACGCAAGACCAATTCAACCAATCGTTGAGTGAAGCCAAGGCGGAAATCATGGCTGTAGCGATACAGACTACCAAGCAGGCAATCTTTATGGAACGTCAAGCCTGCGCCGAGATGGCTTTTGCTTATGAGGCAAAGCTGGCAGGCAAAGAGGACGACGAGAACTTCAACTCGCCTCTTGCCAATGACATTCTCAACCGCATACCTACACAACGCCAATGATTGAACTCACACTACCTTGGCCTCCAACGGTCAACACCTATTGGCGCAACTTCAACGGTCGCACCATCATCAGTGCAAAGGGGCGCGAGTACCGCAAGGCTGTCGCTGACCAAGTGCTGATTCAACGTGCCGCCAAGCACATCGACTACGCGGTGAAGGTGGAGATTCAAGCCTTCCGCCCTGACCGCCGTCGCCGTGATTTGGACAACCTTTTGAAAGCATTGCTTGACTCCATGACCTACGCGGGCGTCATGCAGGACGATGCCTTAATTGAAGACCTGCGGGTGTACTGGGCAGACGAAGTTGGTGGCATGGTCAAGGTGACCATAGAGGGGATTGAATGAACTGGATTATTTCGCTGGTGGTGGTGTACTTCCTGTTCACGGGGGAGCCGCCATTGATTGACGTACTACACGACCATGTCATGCACTACCTCGCAGAAAAAGAAAAGGGCCGCAAATGAAAACCGAACCAGACTTGATTGACATCTATGCAATGTTTGCGTTGATGGGCCTCATGCAAAAGCCCGTCAAGGGCAAGTCAAAGATAGATATTGCCTACGAGGCTTTCGAGCAGGCGCAGGCAATGGTCGAGGTACGCGAAGACTTCGTGAACAAAAGGGGTGATTGATGGATGCATTTTTGAACGTGATGACTTGGTTTTTTTTATTGTCTGGTGTTTTGTCTTGGGTGGTTGTTATTTGTCTAACGTGGTACTACTGGCTGTGCCAGTCTAAAGGGAGGAAATAAATGTTTGATTCATTCGGGGATTTTTTCTGGACGTTCATGGCGATGTCTGGATTCATGTTCTGGATTTGTCTGGTAATTTTTGTTGGGATGGTAATCAAGCGCAACCGCGCAAAAAGGAGAATGTTTTATGAGTGAAGAAAGAGACCCGCACAAGGCCGTTGACTACATCTTGAAGCACGCGGCGCTCTTTGCCAAAGCAAAGGCGGAGCGCACCTACATCGAGCAGTATCGCAAGTCGCTGAAGGGCATCTTGATGAAGCGAAGCATGGAGACCGCCATCGGGGCGCAGGAGCGTGAGGCATACGCGCACCCAGAGATGGTGGAGTTGTTGAAGGGACTGCAAGCCGCAGTCGAGATAGAAGAAAAACTGAAGTGGGACATCACCGCCGCCGAGTTGAGGGTGGAGATATGGCGCACTGAGCAGGCAAATAACAGAGCAGAAGGAAGGGCAACAGTATGAAAAACATTTTGATTTTGGTTTGTGCAATTGGCGCATTGGCTGGGTGTTCATCAAACAAGGACGTGCCGCACGTCACGGTGCAGAACCTCATCATGGACAGGAACATCCAACCCCTGAGCCGTGGTGAGCAGATTGACGCCATCAAGGATTGCCAAGAGGCGGGCCTGAGACCTCGCGTGATATACGGCAAGCGCTTGGTGAATGGCTACAGCACAGAGACGGTCATCGACGTGCTTTGCTCCAACCGATATGCGTTTTAATATCTTCCAATGGGGAGTCCTCCACGGTCTAAGCTGGGTTCTGGTTTTGACCGATGGGTGGATAACCCACACGCACTATCTGGCGGCTTTTGGGTTCGCCTTAATGATTTATTCAATGTGGAGGATGACGATGAAAACACCAGAGGACGAAGAGTTCGAGCGCATAGAGCGTGAGCAGGAGCAGAGAAACGCTGAAGGCTGGCGTAAGCGTCAGATTGTCTCGTTGCGAACTAACGTCGAGTCCTTTGATGAGTGGGAACACAGCCACCAACCTTCACAGTATTTCGTTGAGCGTCGGGCCTACATGGCTGGGTTTGAGGCAGGCTCACGCAATGAGCGACTCAAGAAGGAAATGAATGACTGACAAGCCGAAGACCTGTCAGGTGTGCCGCCTGCGTCCAGCAGAGGTTAAAGGCAAGAACAGCAGGGGCGCACCGCAGTGGCGATGCCAGACCTGCCACGACCTAAAGAACCGTGGCGGCTTTACCAAAGGAAAGCAATGAAGCTATCAGAGCAAAAAAAGTTTGCCTTAGCCTTACATGATGTGCCACTGTGCGCTGTCTGCAACAAGCCTGTTGAGCGCATGGAGTCTATGTACGACATCAACCTGTATCAAAAGCGGTTCCGTGTTTACTGCCACGGTCAGGTGGAGGAGGCGCTCCTCAGCGACATGGATATTTGGAATGCAGACAGTATTCGTATGGGCCAAGCATTCATAGATGCGCTGGCGCAACCGCAACTGGAAAATAAATGACCACACTCAAAGAGAAAAAGCACATGAACGCTGTGGCTGAGTTGGGCTGTGCTGTGTGCCGACGTATGGGGTACGAGGGGACGCCCGCAGAACTCCATCACAAAAGGTCAGGAACGGGGGCTGGAAGGCGCTCAAGCCACATGGACGTCATCCCACTATGCCCAGAGCATCACAGGGGCAAGACGGGCCTCCACGGGCTTGGCACGAAAGGGTTCCCTAAGCACTGGGGGTTCGATGAGGATGACCTGCTGGCAGATGTTGCGGGATTGCTACAAAACAACACTTAGGGTAAGTCCCTACAAAATATTTTGAAAAAGTTGTTGACGGCGTTTAATTTGGGGTTAAACTACAAGCACTGACCAAGCAATTGTTGCAAGGCAGGTAACAAACGAAAGCGAGTACACCATGAATGCAGTCACCACCACCGAAATCCAAGCCATCGTCGATTCACTGACTTGCGACATCGACGCCCTCTACGTTCTTGACCAGCAGGCAAAAGCCTTGGAAAAGCAAATCAAGGCCATGAAAGACGCCATCGCCAACAAGTACGGCGAGTCTGCCAAAGACGTGGAAGGCAAATACATTCCCTTCCAAGGCGAACAGCACCAAGTCACCGTGCAGTTGGTCGCAGTCAAAGGCACTGTGGATTACGCCAAGCTGTGCGCAGAATACAAAATCACCGACGACGTGTTGGACACCTACCGCAAGGCTGGTCGCGCCGACGTCAAAGTGATTCCATCCAAATAAACCCACGGGGCTTCGGCCCCATAACCGAAACGAAAGCGAATCATCATGGACAACTTCACAGCAACAGGTTTAGCAGAGGGCTTCATCGAGGCCGAGAGCGAAGAGCAAGTATTGGAGGCATGGCAACACTTGGTTGACACTGGCCTCGCATGGCAACTGCAAGGCTTCTTCGGTCGCACAGCACAGCACCTCATCAACGAGGGCTACATCAACGCGCCAGAGGTGACAGCATGAAAATCAAACTCACAGCACACATCCATTACAAAAAATATGCTTGGGAAGAGAAGGGCGAATACCAGATTTGGTTTGCCAAGCTGGATGACGACGACACCAGAGCCTACATCGGAGAGCAAGAGGTGGAGGTAGAGGTTCCAGACAATTTTGACCCTCGACCAAAGCAGATAGCCGCCTTGCAACGACAGCGCGGCAAGGTCATGGCGGAGTACCAAAAGACCGTGGACGAAATCAACGACCGCATCAGCAAATTGCAGGCAATCGAATATTCTGGAGAGACAGCATGAAACACGCGCAAGCAGACTACATCAACGCAGGTTACAAGTACGAGAAGGCCACCAGCGCTGACAGGGCGCGGGCCGTGGCAGAGGGCATCCGCAAGATGCTTCAGGAGGAGGCCATCGTTGACCACGTTGACGCCCGCTACTTCGTCGAGCGTGGACGCCAAGAGGCCCGTCAGGAGGTAACAGCATGAACACCGACCACATCATTTCCAACAGCCAGACCCAGCGCATGGAGTGCCAGCACTGCGGCTTTAGCGAGGCTATTAAGATGCCTACGCCCCTCGACGACATCTTGGCAAAGATGGATGCCTTCATGGAGGCCCACAAGGACTGTAAGCGGCCTCAAAGCGAGGCGGTGATGTCTGAGTACATCAAAGGCTTCGACGCGGGCTACAGCTACGTCCTGAACGAGATTGAGCAATACGCCAAGGCGTACAGGGGCGACAAGTTGCCATTTGCCGAATTGTTGTATCACCTCAAGATGGAGGGCAAGCCTGAATGACTGACCTGTTTGGCTATGAGGAGTTCGATTGGCGAAAGGAGTGGCATGGTATGCCTGAGTTCTTTCAGGAGGACTTGACCCCCTTTCGCGTCATCAACATTCGCTTTCGGAGTGAAGAGGACGTGCAGGAGTTTGCCAAGCTGGTTGAGCAGGTCATCACTCCAAGGCAGAAGGCGCTGTGGTTCCCGTTTGCAGAGTTCCGCAGGGCGTCGCATTTGAGGTACGTCGATGAACCCTAAGTATCCTGTCTACATTGTGTCCAAGGGGCGGTGGAAGACGCGCCTGACAAGCAAGGCTCTGGAACGCATCAACGTCCCTTACTACATCGTCGTGGAGGCCCACGAGCGAGATGAGTACGCCAGCGTGATTGACCCAGCGAAGGTGCTGGTGTTGCCGCCTGAGTTCCTGCGTGACTACGACACCTGTGACGAGGTGGGCGAGGCGCGTGGAAAAGGCCCCGGGGCGGCTCGGAATTTCTGCTGGCTACACAGCCTCACCCTTGAGGCCGAGCGCCACTGGGTCATGGACGACAACATCGCCTCCTTCAACAGGCTCAACCGCAACCTCATGGTCAAGGTCACCTCTGGCACGATATTCAGGGCCGCAGAGGACTTCGTTGACCGCTACGAGAACATCGCCATCGCAGGCTTCAACTACGACTTCTTTGCCAAGGCCAAGGAGCCTCTACC